AGGCGCGAAAAGCAGCGGGCGTTCTGCTTCGTGCTGCTGCGCTGGGCTGCCAATGCTCGCAGGCGGGCGGCTGAATCGGTCGTGCAGCGGGAGCTGTTCGCATGATCGGCAGCAAGCTCGGCACAGCAGGCATGGCCACGCTGATGCAGACCGCGACACCCGAACGAGGCGGGGTGTTCACCTGCCCGGAGTGCACCCGGTTCTACACCCGCGCCAACGACCAGGAGCGCCGGTATCACCTGGCAGTGCGGATGCTGGTGAGGAACGCATGGCCGAACCGGACGCAGTGGGCGGAGGAATTCGAGAAGCTCACGGGCGAATCACTCACCGAGTACACGGTGCGGATGCGTAGGCAAGAAACCATGAGGGAAGTTCGATGAGAAGCGGATTGCCAGATAGCGACATGTCGGCCGGTCAGTCCAGCAGGGCTACCAATGGCGCAGGCCCAGTGCGGATACTGCGGCCCGGTGATCCGGGGTTTCCGAGGTCGGAAGACGCGCCCGCCCAGTCGCGCAGAGCCTGTCAGCATCCGGGCTGCACCACGGTCTTCGAGCCATCGCTCGCGCAGAGGAAATACTGCGCTGATCACGGCACCAAGGTCGCCGAGCAGGAGCGGTGGCGGATGAAGCTGGCCACCACGAGGGCGGCATCGAAACCGGAAGCCAGCAAAACCCGCCGCTGTTTCCAATGCGGCAAGGACTACCTGCCCACGGGCAACGCACAGCGCACCTGCCCGGACTGCAAGAGCAAGGCGATCCCGCCCACGAAGCCGAAGACCCTGAAGGACATTCAGGTGCGGAGGGTGGAGGTAGATCCACCAAGCGCCGCACCGGCACCGGCTGCCGACCCGTTCCGCGAGCAGATCGGCGGCGATCACTACAAGGCGCTGGCGATCCAGCCCATCGAGTATTGCCAGCGCAACGGCCTGGGCTATTGCGAGGCGAACGTCGTCAAGTACGTCACCCGGCACCGATTCAAGGGCGGAGAGCAGGACATCCTGAAGGCGATACACAACCTGCAACTTCTGCTGCAGATGGTTTACCCGAAGCAGGAAAGCCCGCAAGCATGACGACCACCACGGCATCAGCGGTAACCCGTGCGCGGCGCAAGGCGATGCGCGAGCGATGGGAGAACCTGCTGGCGGCGCACTTGCGCCTGCACCGTGTGACGGGATGGGTGCAGCAGCACGCGTTCGCCCGGAAGATAGGCCGCCGCTGGCTGTTCGACTTTGCTTTCCCCGACCTCGGTCTGGCCATCGAGGTGGAGGGTGGCGAGTGGGTGCAGGGCCGCCACACCCGCCCCGTCGGCTTCCGTCAGGACTGTGAGAAATACAACGCCGCCGCAGAAATGGGCTGGCGGGTGCTGAAGTACGTCCCCGCCCAGGTCAAGAGCGCCGAGGCGGTGAACCAGATCAAGCGCATTGTCGACGCGGGGAGCCGCTGAATGTCGGATGAGAGCCGTCGGCGACTGTCACCAGAACTCCACGAACTCGAAGACAGGCTGTGTGCGTGGGCCACATGGTCACGGAAGGAAGCCGCCAACATCGGCTGGCCGGCGGTATCACTGACAGCCCGCATGGCTGAATGGCACGAGCTGGGCATCAGGCCCGACCGCGTGACCAACGGCAGCATCAGCATCGACGTGCCGGAATCGATCTGGACCATCGATAAGCTGGTCGCCAAACTGCCGAGCCCGCAACGCCGCGTGATCCTGGTCCAATACTTCCGGGCCGAGCCGCTGGAAGTCAAAGCCCGGATGGCTCACATGCACTGCGGGCAGTACCGCCGGATACTCGACCGAGCACGCTGGGCGCTGCATTTCGCGCTCAACGTGACCGCGTGAAAATATGTTGATGGGAACTTCTGACCATGCATATTCGACAACAAGCGGCAGTACGCGCATGGTGATCCAGTGATAAAGATCAGCGTGCAGGCCGACATCAGCGGGGCGCTGAGGAAGCTGAAGCTGGCCCAGTCGCAGGTCAAGTACGCGACCGCAGTGGCCCTGACCCGAACAGCAAAGGTGGTCGAGGCCGAACTGCAGCGCGAGATTACCAAGAGCTTCAACAACCCGACCCCCTTCACTCAGCGCGCACTCCGTACCCAACCGGCCACCAAGGCACGTTTGACAGCACGGGTGTTCGTCAAGGACTACGCATCAAAGGGCAACGCCGCATCGAAGTGGCTGCTGCCTGGGGTGGAAGGCGGGCAGCGCAACACCAAGGGCTTCGAGCGATTACTACAGCGTGCAGGCGTGATGCCTTCTGGCTGGTACGCCATGCCCACCAAGTACATCGCGCGGGACGCTTACGGCAACGTGCCTGCGGGCGTGGTGGTGAAGATCCTGTCGCAGTTGCAGGCGTCTCGTGACCCAAGCGTCAATGAGAAGTCAGCCGCGAAGAAGAAGCGGAACAGGAAGATGCGGGCAGGGCGATACTTCGCCATTCAGCCTGGCAGATCACACCTGCCGCCAGGGATATACGAGCGGGTTAGCTTCGCCTTCGGGGCAGCCGTGAAGCCCATGTTCATCTACACCAGCAAGCGACCAACCTACAAGCGCAGGTTCAAGTTCTACGAGCGTGGGCAGGACCTCGCCAAGCGCGAGTTCCCCGGCCAGTTCGAGCTGGCAGCGAGGATGGCGATGGCGACAGCGCGATGATCTCCCTTATTAATTTCACGGGTCCCTCCTGGCGTCGGGGGGGTGCGGGTGGTTCGGACCCCGTGTTCCGTCTAGCGCCAGGGGCGCTGAGGCGCCACCACTAGGCGGATGATCGCCGAGCCTCGCACGCTGAGCTGGTTGGCTGTCGAGCTACGCATCGACCGGCGCACGCTGGCGCGTGAACTGGAAGGGCTACCACCGGATACGGTCAGCCAGGGCAAGGGGCGCGCTGACCGCAGATGGTTATTGGCGCGCGTCGTCGAGCACCTCCGCGGCAACAGTCAAGGAGACGGGTACGACGCCGAAGCGGAGCTGGGCCGGCTACGGTTCGAGCAGGCGAACAAGACGGCACTTGAGAACGCGGTCAGGAGCGGGCAGCTGCTCGATGTCGGTCTGGTGTATCGGGCTTGGGAGATGCTGCTGGTGGGCATTCGGGCGCGGATGTTGTCCGTACCGACAAAGCTGGCGGCCGAGTTGGCGGTAATCCAGGACTCGAATGCAATCAGATCACGCCTTACCGACGAGATCACCGAAATTCTCGCCGAGGCAGCCGCTCATCGAGCGGAGCCTGCAGATCTCGACGGCCCTGACATTGATGAGTCGGGCGGCGAGGATTCTGCAGCCGCCACCCCGGCTGACCGTAAGCGAGTGGGCAGACGCAAGGCGCCGGCTAAGTCGGGAAAGCAGCGCCGAGCCGGGGCAGTGGCGCACTGACCGGGCCCCGTACCAGCGCGGCATCATGGATGCTGTCGCTGATCCGCTGATCCGCGAGATATGGGTCATGAAGTCAGCCCAGGTGGGCTGGACAGAGATCCTCGGGAACGTGATCGGGTTCCACGTGGATCAAGACCCGGCACCGATCCTGCTGGTTCAGCCGACATTGGAGATGGCAGAGGCGTGGTCCAAGGATCGACTCGCGCCGATGCTGAGGGACACGCCATGCCTGCAGGGGAAGGTGGCCGACCCGCGATCGCGGGACTCCGGCAACACGCTGCTGCATAAATCGTTCCCCGGTGGCCACATCACGATGGCCGGGGCGAATTCGCCGAGCGGCTTGGCGTCGAGGCCGATCAGGGTGCTGCTGTTCGATGAGGTTGACCGCTTCCCGACCTCAGCAGGGACAGAGGGTGACCCGGTAAGTATTGGCCGCAAGCGGGCGGCGACCTTCTGGAACAGAAAGCTGCTGGCAGGATCGACGCCAACCGTGAAGGGATCGAGCCGTATTGAGGCCGGTTTCGAGGGGTCGGACCAGCGGTATTTCTTCGTGCCGTGCCCGCACTGCGGCGAGTTTCAGCGACTGGTTTGGAGCCAGGTGCGCTGGACGGATGACCGGCCAGAGACGGCAGCATATGCCTGTGCGCACTGTGCGGCGTTGATTGTTGATACCGACAAGCTGGACATGCTCCGCCGCGGTGAGTGGCGGGCATCAAGGCCGTCGACTGGCATCGCCGGGTTCCACATCTCGGAACTGTACTCGCCCTGGGTGACGTGGGCCGAGATGGCGCGGTCGTTTCTTGAGGCTAAGAAGCTGCCGGAGACCCTGCAGACATTCATCAACACCGCGCTCGGCGAGACCTGGGAAGACCGCGGCGAGATGGTGGACGCGAAGGGACTGGCGGCCCGTCGGGAAAGCTACACCGCTGCCAGCCTGCCCGCCGGAATCGTGATGCTGACCCGCGGAACCGACGTTCAGGACGACCGCCTGGAGTCGACGCTCTGGGGGTGGGGGCGCGACGGCGAGAAATGGCGCATCAAGCACGACATCCTGCGCGGTGGGCCGGGTAATACCGGATCCGGCAGCGTCTGGTCAGATCACGACGGCTTACTGGCGGAACGGTTCACGACCGACGACGGCCGAACGCTGATCTGCGAGGCCTGCGCGGTGGACTCCGGCGGCCACTTTACCGAACAGGTCTACACGTACTGCGCAGCCCGGAAGGGCCGGCGAGTGTGGGCCATCAAGGGCATCGGTGGGCCGGGTCGGATGGCGTGGCCGAAGCGAGCCAGCAGGGGCGGGAAGAAACGCCTCGATGTGTGGCCGGTCGGTGTCGACACGATCAAGGATGTGCTCTACGGGCAACTGAAGCACGGGAAGGAACCCGGCCCGGGTTACACGCACTTTGATGCGGCGACCGACGAAGAATATCTGGACCAGCTCACGAGCGAGACGCTTGTTTACCGGCAGGTCAATGGCCGCAAGGTGAAGGCGTGGAAGCCGCGCTCGACCGGCGTCAGGCAGGAGGCGCTTGACTGCTGGGTTTATGCCTTCGCGGCGATGATCGGTCGCGGTGGTGCGGCCCTGCTGGGACGGCGGGCGGCCAACCTCGACAGCGCCGGGCCGCCCCAGACACCCGACCAGGCCGAGACTGTGAACCAGTCACCGGCTGAAACATTCCGGCAGCCACAGCGGCAGCCGGTCACGCACAGACGTAACTGGACAACCAACTGGCGATGAACACCGAACCGCTTGAACTTGGCGCAGGCAACACGTGGACGTGGACGCGCGAGTTCGCCGGTTATCCGGCCGTGACGTGGACGCTGGCCTATCACTTCAAGAACGCCGCCTCGTCGTTTTCCGTCAGCGGTGCGGACATTGTTGCCAGCGGGTCGTCGTTCGTCATCACCAAAGCAGCTGCCGCCACCGCCAGCATTGCGGCGGGCCGCTATGGCTGGCAGGCATACGTCACCAGTGGCAGCACGCGATTCCTGGCCGCATCCGGCGAAGTGCAGGTTCAGCCGGACTTCAGTGCCGCTGGCGCCCGCGAGTCTCGTTCGATTGCCCGGCAGATGCTGGATGCCATCGAGGCCTACTTGCTGAATGCCAACAACCTGACGGCAGCCCGGTATCAGATCGGCGGTCGGTCTTTGGACCGATGGGACCGCAGCGACCTGCTGGCCGAGCGGTCGCGGTTGAAATATGAGGTTCAGGCCGAGGAAGGTGCGGCCGGTCGCCCGGACAGCCGGCGCAGTTATGTGAGGTTCAGCCGTGGATAAACCTTGGTATGAGACCCCGCTGGGCCAAGCGGTCCTGAGTAGTTCTGCGAAGAAAGCGCCGCCATCTGGGCACAAGCACCCCGAGCCGCGCGGAAACAGTCGCATGTACGCCGCCGCCCGTCAGTCTCGCCTGACAGCCGACTGGACGACATCGAACGGGTCTGCTGATTCAGAGCTTGTCAGCAGCTTGCGCTTGCTGCGTGCCCGGTCGCGGCAGTTGGTTCGGGATGCCGGTTATGGCCGCCGTGCCCGGACCCTGATCGTCAACAACGTGATCGGGACTGGCATCGGCCTGCAGGCGAAGGTGCAGAACACGCGGAGCGCCATGCACCAGGGCGTGAATACCGCGATCGAAACCGCATGGCGTGCTTGGTCGCGCGCGGACTATTGCCACACGGGCGGGACGCTGCACTTCGCGGACCTCGAGCGGGCGGCCATGGCCCAGGTGTTCGAGACGGGCGAGGCCTTCATCCGGATCCACCGTCGGCCGTTCGGCGAATCGGGTATCCCGCTCGCGCTGGAACTGATCGAGGCGGAGCGTATCGCCGAGGAATACGAAAGCCCATCCGTGGCCAATGCGAGCGTGCGCATGGGCGTGGAGATGGACGAATTCTATCGCCCGGTGGCCTATTACGTTCGATCCCGCCACCCGAACGAGGTGCGCTGGCTGCGGGATGTCGGTCCGGAGCAGATCATCCGTGTCCCGGCCGCCGACATGTTCCATGTCCGGGTCGTGACGCGCTGGCCGCAGACCCGTGGAGAGCCATGGCTGCACGCCGTCGCCCGCAAGCTGAACGACATGGACGGGTACAGCGAGGCCGAGATCATCGCCGCGCGCGGCGCTGCCAACTACCTCGGCGTCACTGAGTCGGAGGATACGACCGGCGCGGGCGACGAGCTCCAGGACGATGGGACATACCAGAACGAGATCGAGCCGGGCATCAATCTCCGGCTGCGGCCCGGTGAAAAGTTCCAGATGATCGCGCCGAATCGCCCGAATGCGGCGATGGACGCCTTCATGCGCTACATGCTGCGTGAGGTTGCAGCGGGTTCAGACGTGTCATACGAATCGCTCTCGCGGGACTACTCGCAAAGCAATTACAGCTCTTCGCGGCTGGCCCTGCTGGATGACCGTGACTGCTGGCGGGCGCTGCAGTTGTGGTGGATCCGCTCATTCCGTGAGCCGCTCCATCGCCAGTGGATGCAGGCCGCTGCGTTGTCGAAGGCGATCCCCGGCATCACCCCAGCCGGGTACGCGATGAATATCGAGAAATACGAGCAGGTGCGGTTCAAGCCGCGCGGCTGGTCGTGGGTGGATCCGACGAAGGAAGTCACGGCCTACCGCGAGGCGGTGACGGCCGGCTTCAAGACTGTCAGCCAGGTGATTGCGGAGACGGCCGGCGGTCAGGACATTGAAGACGTCATGACCGAGCGGGCCGACGAGCTCGAGATGATGGACGGCCTCGGTCTGGTGTTTGAGACCAGTCCGGAGATGTACGCGAAGGAAGACCCGCCGCCCGCACCGCCACCGCCAGACGATGACCCGCCTGACGAGGAAGACGCAGACGCACCAACCCAGAACCCGCCAAAGCGGGTTTTTTCTTTTGTGGGGAAAGCATGAAACAACTCACGCTCAACAGGTTCGCAAAGATCGATGCGCGGGCGAACGAGGCTGATTCAGAGGAAGGTGATCACCTCGTCGAGGTGGCCTTCGCGTCAGAGCAGCCCTATGAACGCTGGTTCGGCATCGAAGTGCTGGACTGCAAGCCCGGCTCGGTACGTCTGGATCGGCTGAACGACGACGCGCCAGTGCTGTTCAACCATGACTGGAACCAACTGCGCGGCGTGCACGTTGGCGGTTCAGTCGTCGCTGAGGATGGCAAGGTGCGCGGCACCGTGCGCCTCACGGCGGCCACGCAGGACGGTCGCGACACCATTGCGCTGGTCAAGTCCGGTGTCCTGACGAAGGCATCTGTCGGCTACATCATCCACAAGATCGTCGAAGTCACGACGAAGAAGGACGGCGGCGAGCTTCACGTTGAGCACGACTGCCGCCAGTTCCGCAGCGTCATGCGGCGTTTCGCGGAGACCGGCACGCATGACCGGGCCGCGTTCCTGCGTGCGCTCGATGAGGCGCACGGGCAGCCGATTGAGCGGGCGGCCGACA